TGGTGATTTTTTCTTAAAATTAGAAATTGCTGAAAAATATGGTGTTTATAATGTAATTCCATTTACTGCTTATCATATTGAAAGACAAGAAAATTATGATAAAGAAAGACCAAATGCTGTAAGATTTAAATACTCTCCAGAAGGGGTGTATGGTGGTGGTTCTGGTTATTATCCAACACCACAATTAACAGCTGCTAAAGATGCTCAATTTATTTATTTTGACAATTATGAAATGGCTCACTTTCGTTTAATGACAGATGTTAATTATTTACCTTATGGTAGAAGTTACCTTGAACCAGCTCGTAGAATTTATAAACAATATGCTTTAATGGAAGATGCTATGTTAATTCATAGAATTTCTCGTTCACCAGATCGTCGTATATTTTATATTAATGTAGGTTCTATTCCTCCTAATGAAGTAGACAATTTCATGCAGAAAACAATTTCTACAATGAAGCGTACTCCATTACAAGATAGACAAACAGGTGAATATAATTTAAAGTATAACCAACAAAATTTATTAGAAGATTTTTATATTCCAATTAGAGGTAATGATACATCAACTAAAATTGAAACAGCACCTGGTTTAAATTATACAGGTATTGATGATGTAACTTATTTACGTGATAAATTATTTGCGGCTTTAAAAGTACCTAAAGCATTCATGGGCTATGATGAAAGTATTTCAGGTAAAGCAACATTAGCAGCTGAAGATATTAGATTCGCTCGTACAATTGATCGTATTCAACGTATTATTTTATCTGAATTATATAAAATTGCTTTAGTACATTTATACACACAAGGTTATACAGCAGATAATTTAGCTAACTTTGAATTGTCATTAACTACTCCCTCTATCATTTATGATCAAGAACGTATTGCATTAATGAAAGAAAAAATGGACTTAGCAGCCCAAATGTTAGAAACTAAATTAATATCTTCAGATTGGATTTACGAAAACATATTCCACTTTAGCCAAGATCAATATGAGGAAATGAGAGACTTAGTAGCTCAAGACCAAAAACGTTCATTTAGATTTAATCAAATAGGTGCAGAAGGTAATGATCCTTTAGAAACAGGTCAATCATATGGTACACCACATGATTTAGCTTCATTATATGGTAAAGGAAGATATGAAGCTACACAGTTACCTGATGGATATGATGAAAAAGTACCTTTAGGTAGACCTAAAGAAAAAGTATCTAATATTAACACACAAGATAATGCGTTAGGTCGTGATAGATTAGGTAGACAAGATGCTAAAGTAGATGATCAAGAAGGATATGGTAGATCTAAAAGAGATGTTTCTCCATTAGCTTTAGAAATTAAAGCAAGAAACAGAACCTTATTAGAATCTTTAGATAAAAAGATAGTGTTTAATAAAACTAATAGTGAAAGTTCATTATTAGATGAGTCTAACTTAAAAGAATAAAAATTTTTATATATTTATAACAAAACTAAGAATGAACATTAAACATTCTAAATATAAGAATACGGGACTTTTATTTGAACTTCTTGTAAGACAAATCACCTCTGATACATTGTCTGGGAAAGATTCAAAGGCAACAGGTATTCTAAAAAAATACTTTGTGAAAACGGAATTAGGTAGAGAATATAAACTTTATGAATCCTTATCCAAATACAAATATATAACTGAAGGTAAGGCTGAAACCGTAATTAATACTTTAATTGAATCTTCAAAAGATTTAAATAGAGGAGCTTTAAAAAGACAAAAATACAATTTAATTAATGAGATTCAAAAACACTATAATTTAGAAGAATTTTTTAAAACTAAATTACCTAATTATAAGGCATATGCTTCATTATATACGTTAGTAGAGATATATAATAGTGAGTATTTATCAACACCTGACCAAATTATCTCTAACAAAATATCTTTATTAGAACATTTATCTTCAAAACCTGTTGAAAAGCAAAAAGTAGAAGATGATTTGATGACAGAATTTCAATCATATGATAAAGATCTTAGAATTTTAACATATAAAGTTATGTTGGAAAAATTCAATGGTAAATACGCTGATTTAAATGATAATCAAAAAACAGTACTAAAAGAATTCATCAATTCAGTTGATTCTACTCCAAAATTAAGAGAATTTTATAATACTAAAATTAAAGAAATTAGATCACAATTAACTGAATTAACAGTTAAAGTGACTAGTAAAGCAACAAAAATCAAATTACAAGAAATAAAAAATATTATCACTCCTTTAGATAAAGTATCTAAAATAGGTAATGATGATTTGGTTAACCTTTTACAATATTATGAATTATTAGAGGAATTAACTAAAATCCATGGGTAATTTTAAATATAAAATAAAAGAAGCGGGTGAAATCCTTAAACCTACAGAAGTAGATCCAGCGTTAATTCAACGTATTGAGAAAACTTATGGACCTGTAGATATGAAAAATGATTTTTTTTCCGCTAATTTAAAAACTTATTTTAAAACATCATCCGTTAATCCTGAATCTGGTTCTGTAGGACATAGAATTATTAAATTAGCTAGTTTTACAGATGTATTAGAAAAATTATATTCATCAACAAATGCATTATCTGATTTAGTTGCATCACCTGGTGGAAAAGATGATGCTATGGTTGTTAAAATATATGATGATTTAAAAACAGTATTTAATCGTTTTAGAACTCATTTACGAAAATATTATCCTGATCAATATACAGCTATTAAAGATAAATTAGATGAAATGTCATCTGTAGGTGGTGGAGCAGGACAAGCAGGATTTATTTCAGGAACAGAAGGTGAGAATTATGCACCTAAATATGCTTTTAGAAAAAAAGTAAAAGAAGACAAAGGTATTACTCCTGGTCCTGGCCCAAAAGCAGGTCCAGAAGGAGTTACTAATAACACTTATGTAAAAAATTTTAAATATACTTTAGTTAATAAAAAAGCTTTAAATAAAGCTGCTAAAGGTATTGAAGTAAAACAATTATGGGAAGCTGATTTTGATGTTAATCAATTAATCAAAGACCAAAATATTACAAACCCTGCTATGGTTGATTGGATTTCAAAAAGAGTTGAAGCATTTGATACTTTAGAAAGACAATTAAACCAATTAATACCTATGTTACAACAAGCTAAAAAAGAAACTATTAGAAAATATAGTCAAGATCCAAGTTTTGCTGTTATCTATGGTACAGATTTAGCACAAGAATATTTACAAGACATTATACAACTTTTTAAACAACCAGAATAAAAATGGCAAATATACCCGTAAATTCAACAGGAATAGTATCAACAACATCAATAACAGGAAGCTTTGGTGGTTTTACTGTTGTGTCAGGATCAGCAACTTTCACAGGATTAAAAGATGCTAATAACAATAGCTTAGTAGCGACAAACTGGATTATCCCTTCAGGTACTACTGTTCCTTTATTAGTAACTAGTGCTTCTTTATCCTCAGGTGCTGTATTATTTTATATCTAATATTTATAATAAATGGAAAAATCATTACAACAACAATACAACCTAATTAAAGAAGGTAAAGGAGATAAACAATTCTTCCTAAAATCAGCGAGATATCAGTTTCCTGATTATATTACTTCTTTAACTGATTTTAATACAGCTATTCATATTTTAAAAACTAAAAGTATCTTAAATGAAGAAACTAAAATAGTTGAAAAAAAGAATTGGTTTAAAGTTTTTAATGAAAAAATTGAAGAAGCAGTAGGTGTTAAAAACACTAAAGAATATGGTGACCAAAATGAGTTTGAAAAAATTGATAAAGATGTTCAAAAAACATTAGATAATCAATTTAATTATAAAGATGAAAAAAATATTGATAATCTTTATGGTCAAACTTTTTTAAATGGCTATTATGCTGAAATGAAAGATCCTAAAAATGAAGGTAAAACAGTTGATGAATTAAAAGCTATTGTTGCTAAAAACATGGCTAAAGATATTAATTATTATGTTAAAAATTCATTTATAGGTGAAAAAGGTATTGGGTTTGAACAAATAGAATATCCTAAATCTGTTACTGGAAAATATAAATCAAGCGGATATGGTGATTTGCCTAAAACTGTTAAAGAAGGTTTAAATGAAGCAAAACGCCCTTCAGTATCTGATCATATTAAAGAAGTAGAAAAGTCAAGTGCTGTCGCTGCTTTAGAATCTAAATTAAATGCTATTGATGAAGCTATTGAAACTCGTAAATCAAAATTAGCATTAGCTGAATCTGATGATTTAGCGGAAATGATTAATCCTAAAATGGTAAAAACTCTTAATAAAGAAATTAAGGAACTTGAAAAATATAAAGCTAAAACTGAAAAACTTTACGAAAAAGCAACAGGTGGAGCTAAAAAAGAAGAAGTTATAGATGAAAATTATAACTATAATTTAAATAACTTTCAATAATGAGACAAGTTTTAATAGAAACATTACCATTTCAAGTATCACGTAAGCAATTACATGAAGGACTAAGAGCACCTTCTGGTAATCCTTTAGTTCAGGGTATTTTAGCTACTGCTGAAGTAAAAAATGGTAATGGTAGATATTATCCTAAAGAATTATGGGAAAGAGAAATTGATAAATACCAACAAATGGTTAAAGAAAATAGAGCAACAGGTGAATTAGATCATCCTGAATCCTCTATTATATCTTTAAAAAATGTATCTCATATTATTAGAGAAGTTTGGTGGGATGGAGATAAAGTAATAGGTAAAATAGAAATCTTACCTACTGTATCAGGTAATATTTTAAAAGCTCTTATTGACAATAATGTAACAGTAGGTGTATCTTCTCGTGGTATGGGCTCATTAAAAGAAATGAATGAGGGTACATTAGAAGTACAAGACGACTTTGAATTATTATGCTGGGACTTTGTATCAACACCATCAAATCCAGGATCATATATGCAATTAGTTAGAGAAGGTTTAGAAAAATCAACAACTAATTACTCTAAAGTGAATTCTATTATTACAGAAATACTTTGTGCGCAAGGTAGCTGTCCAATATTTTAACCTCTCTTAGGATAGAATCCTTTGACTGACCCTCCCTTAAAAAAGGAGGGTTTCTTTTTGCATTTTGAAATAT